TATATTGAGCAAGGCGGTATATATAACGATATAACACCTGTTTATTATCCTATTAGCCCTATATCAACATCGCCTGTTACTTACAACTTAACCAATCCATTCTCCACTGTTTACACAACCTTGAATGGTGCTATTAGCGCTACAGATATATCCATCACCTTAACATCAGGCGCATCTTTTCCTATTAACGGATTAATTATAATTGGTACAGAACAGATTGCTTACACCACTTTAACGGGCAATGTTATATCAGGGTTAACCCGTGGTTATAACGGAACAACAGCAGCAAGTCATGGTAATGGCTCTCCTGTTGGCTCTGCATATTCGCAAGTAACTGATTCAGGGTATTTGCCAAGCATTGGCGATTATGTTCTTTATTCAGGCGCTACTGCCGTTAATGGTATTACATTTAGTGGTCAATATGTTGTTTATAACGTATCTTTAACTGCTACAAATACATATTACATTGCTAATGTTCCTGTAGGAACAACAACTCCTGTATTTTCTACAGCAAATGCCACAGGCGGCGGAACAGTAGCAACAAGTTATTTATATCCATCAGGCGGTAATTTTGGAACCGCAGGAACAGGATGGAGCACAGGTTCATATAGCCGAGGAACATATAGTTCTTCATATGCAGTTTCTCTTTCTACAGGTGTAAGACTTTGGACTGCTGATAATTATGGGCAAGACTTAGTTATTGCTCCTCGTGGTGGTGCTATTTATTATTGGCAGGACTCAGGCGGTGTAAATACTCGTGCAGTATTACTTTCAAGCATTGCTAATGCTAGTGCTTTATATGTTGATTCTGGTACATCTTTTACCTCAGGAGCAACTTCAATTACCGTTTCAGCCACTGCCGCTAGTACAATTTATCCATATTCTTATATAACAGGTACAGGCATTCCTAATGGTACTTATGTTGCCAATACTTATGTACACGGCTCAACAACAGTTCCATTGACTTTCCCATCGGGATATACAGGAACAACTGCAAACAGTTCAGGTGTATACACTTATAGTTATTCAGGTGCTTATGTACCAACAACTACTAATCAAATATTAGCCGCTCCTGTTCAAGAGTTTTTAATTGCTTTTGGGGCAACTTCTTACAATGGTGGTGTAACTACCAATAACCCATTTAATCCTTTATTGGTTCGTTGGTCTGACCAAGCCAATCAATATCAATGGATTCCTCAATTAACCAATCAATCGGGTGAATTCCCATTAACCAATGGTTCTTATATTGTATGTGCTCGCTCAACTCGTCAAGAGATATTGGTTTGGACTGATTCAGCCATTTACTCAATGCAATATATTGGAACACCGTATATTTGGGGATTCCAAATCTTGATGGATAACATTACTATTATGTCTCCGCAGTCAGCCATAACAGTCAATAATGTAACGTATTGGATGGGCAGGGATAAGTTTTATGTTTATTCAGGAACAGTTCAAACCCTTCCATGTTCTATCCGTCAATACATCTTTGATGGTTTAAACATCTCACAGGCTTCACAATTCTTTGCAGGTTCAAACGAAGCCTACAATGAAGTTTGGTGGTTCTATTGTTCTGCAAACTCTTCTGTTGTGGATAGTTATGTTATTTACAATTACCTAGACCAAGTTTGGTATTATGGACAAATGAATAGAACTGCTTGGTTTTATTCAAGCCTTAAACCTTATCCAATAGCGGCGGGGTATAACAATGTTCTTCTTAACCATGAGAACGGAGTAGATGATGCGTCAACGGGAAATGCTGTTCCTATTGATGCTTATGTGCAGTCCTCCGATTTTGATATTGGCGATGGACATAATTTTGGTTTTGTGTGGAGAATCCTGCCTGATGTTAACTTTAACGGCTCTTATATCCCATCTCCATATGTAACGATGACTATTAGACCAAGAGAAAACTCAGGAACGGCTTATGGTCAAGCAGATAATCCTGTAGTTCAAAGTTCAAATAATTACGCAAATACAAGGCTTTACAACGTTCAACAATTTACAGGACAGGTTTATACTCGCCTTCGTGGTCGTCAAATGGCTTTCAGAATAGAATCTAATTCACTTGGAGTTGCATGGCAACTAGGTACTCCACGTATGGATATTAGACCTGACGGAAGAAGATAATGGCATATACAACTCCTCCAAAGATTATTTCATTATTATCTCCTGCGCCACCAAACCTACCCGTTGCGCCTGTTGAATATAATCAACAGTATCAAGACCAAATTGCTAACGTTCTACGCTTGTATTTTGTACAGTTAAATAACTTTACAAATGCAGTAATTACACCGCCAAGTGGAACAACCTCACAAAGACCTACGGTAAAGTTACAAGTGGGTCAATTTTTCTTTGATACAACCCTCGGAATCCCTATTTGGTGGAGCGGAATTCATTGGATAAATAGTAGCGGAACGACAGTTTAGGTGTTAATATATTGTAAATTGATGGGAGTTTAAACATGGATGGTGGAATTGGCGAAGCCGCTCTAATTAGTGCCGCAATAGGAGGCGGTGGTGGTGCTCTTGGTTCTGCATTGGGCGGAGGGAATGCCAGTGACATCCTTTCAGGCGGTATGAAGGGCGCACTTCTTGGTGGTTTAACAGGAGGCGCTACAGCAGGACTTGGTGCTGCGATGGGTGGAGCGTCAGGAGTTGGTGCAGGAGCATTAAACTCAGCCGCTACTATGGATACTGTGGGTTCAGATGCGTTAGGATTTTTGCCAGCAGGTGGTGGTGCGCCAGCCGCTTCAAACATTATGGCGGATACAGGTGGTATGCCATTTGATAGTGGAAGTCAAAACATTGTTGACAACATGAAACCTACTGTATTATCAGGTTCTAATGCCCAATCAATAGCGGGACAATCATTATCCCCAACCTCATCAGCATCCAACGGTCTTTTAGATTTTGGCTACAAAGGAACATCTCCTAATATTTTTGGTTATGGTCCACAAAGCAACTTGGCGCTAGGCGCTCTTGGTGCAGGAACTGCATTATCTACTGCAATGCAACAAGAAAGAGACAGATATGCACCTCCCGGCATTACTCCTTACACAGGAATTTTAAGCAAATACAATCCATACTCAGCACGTGGTGTTGAATATCCTACGCATATGGCAGAAGGTGGTATTACTAGCCTAGCCATGGGTGGACAGCCCAATCAAATGTATCCTATGAGTCAGCAAGAACACACTGTTTTTGCTACACCTAATCAAATGCCTACAAGTGCTATGGCAGTACGTGATTTTGAACCTGCAACAAACCCTATGACAGGCGAACCTAGCAAACCTATGGCTGAAGGTGGAATCACTTCTTTAGGACATTTTTCTGATGGCGGACAATTATTAAAAGGTCCGGGAGATGGTATGAGTGATGACATTCCTGCCAAGATAGGTAATCATCAACCTGCTCGTTTAGCAGACGGAGAGTTTGTAGTTCCTGCCGATGTAGTTAGCCATTTAGGTAATGGCTCAACAGACGCAGGAGCAAAGCATTTATATGCCATGATGCATAAAGTGCGTAAAGCAAGAACAGGCAACCCTAAGCAGGGTAAACAGATTAATCCCCATAAGTTTTTACCTGCATAGGAGATAAATATGGCTGGTGGTGGCGGACAAGGACAAGGATACACTTCCAATTCAGGTGGTGGACAAATGTATGGCGGAGTTTTGGGTGGAGGAAATGCTTATGCTCAACAAGTTTCACCACCAACAATAGGTTTAAACGGTACACCATTTATGGGTCAACAACCAGCACAAACAACTTCTTTTGGTGGAGCAGTAAATACTGCTATAGCGCCTGCACAACCTAATCCACAAACACAGGGTGGTGGAATATCAGGTTTATTAAGCGGTGGATACAACAATGGCGTTATGGGCGATATGTCAGGTCATGGTATGGGTGGTGAACAAGATGTTGTTGTTCATGGACATGCTTTAGGTGGAGGACAGTCATCTATGCAACAACCAGTAAATCCGTTTGCCCAACAACAATTAACAGGTCAAATGGCAACACCATTCCAACCATTAAATAATACACAAAATGCATATGCTCAACAATTGGGGTTTATGGGTAGTCTTCCTAATGACTAGGGAAGGTAAATGATTGTAGAAGTATTACCTACGCAGTATTGTGCTCAAAATTGGCATATTGTTGAGCCTTATATTGCAGAGGCGC